GTATGGGGGATGGCGCTGTTGATCGCGAGTTGCGCGAAAAGTTTACCCGCCCCGGTGGTGGTTGATACGGCCTGCAACTGGGTGCGAATCATTTACCTGACCGACCACGATATTGACTTGCTTGATAAGCAGACTAAGCGTGACATCCTGGCGCACAACAAAGCAGTGCAGGCCAATTGCCCGCAATCAACCGAAAAGGCTACGAAATGAGTGAAGCAATACCGCAGGACGGCAGCACTATAAAAGGCTACCGCACATTAACCTCTGGCGACATTGAGCGGATAAACCGCCTCAAAGCTGTCAGCCGGCATTTTTGCAGTCTGCTCGATACTGAGCGAGAGGTTACAACGGCTGAAGTTGTCGAGCGTGGTAGTCAGGCCGAAACCGAGAGAGCAGAGGCTTTGCGCTGCATGGCTATCGCGCGCACCAAAATGCAGGAAGCCTGTATGTGGGCATGTCGTGCAATAGCAAGGCCAGATAGCGATTGTTGATGCCGTTACATGTCACAACAAGCCCACCGATACGTTGGCTTTTTTTGTGATCCTATTTGATATCATCACCAATAATAACAATCAGGGTGAGATGACAATGAAACAGAAAATTACAGATGCATTTGTTAATTTTACGCATAGCTGGAACGACGCGCTTCACGCTTCCATTGAAAGGAAAATCTCAGAAGGTTACGACCAGACATATCCTGATAAGAATGATTTTGAACACCGCGAGTCCACTACAAAAGCCATGCGAGAGTTTTACTACCAGCGGATGATGAATACGGCCTCACTGCTGCTCACTGGTGTGTCACTACTGGTGGCATTGGTTGCACTGATCGTGGCGATAGTGGCTATTAAATACTCTTAGGCCCACGGGTCGTACTCGCTGATCACGTTGGGCTGCTTGCCGCCGGCAGCAGGGAAATATGAACGCTTGGTCACTGAAGTGGCACAGCATTACAGGATCCATTCTGCCGAGTGGCTTCGATAATGCCACGGTTACTGCTTTATGATACCTTCTCAACATAAATTTTATGGTTAAGTTAGGGGGCAGTGATGGGGGAGTATTTTAGAGTTACGGTTCAGGTTTTATTAGATATCTTTTTGACATATCGTTCAGCCAAAAGGCAACAGGCTTTGGATAAGGTAAACGCTTTAAACAAGGTGTTGATTGATAATAAAATCTACCTTACTGAGTGTAGCGATGGTAGGGCCAGATGTGCTTTAACTGAACGAAACTTGTCTACTGAGTGGAGTAGGGTGGGCGATTTAATCCAAAATGACTCACCAGATCTTGCAGCGTTCTGTCGTAATAAGTCGGACTACTGGGTTAATCCTAAAGGCCATTCTCGTGAAAAAGTTGAACAACTCGGCATAACTATAAAGATGCTGGAAAGGCAGATAGAACATTTAAAAGCCAACATGCTTTAAGTGGTTCTCTTCACTCAGTTGAAGTTGCCTTCGACTGCTTCTATCAAAATCATAAATGCCACCTACGGGTGGCTTTTTTAATGGTACTACCGAAGAAACTAAAAATAGTGGCTTCGATAATGCTCCCCACATCGCACAGAGGTAAGACATGGCCGAAATCACCGACGCTCAGCAGATTCGTCTGAACCTGCTTTCAACCCTGAACTACGACACCGCGGCGGCAAAAATTGCTGTAGAATATGTTCAGGATAGTCCGCTTAAGTACCAGTTATTCATCCAGCAATACAGCCGTGTCACATCAGAGACTGAAGTGGTGGCAAAGACAATGAAAGCAGTTCAGGAAGCAACTGAAGCGCTGCCGCTCTTTGATAGCAGCGCTGAATAGTCCAGCCAGGCATTACAACAGGTATTCACTGAGTGCCTGTGATAATGTTTTAATCAAGGTCAATGGCGAAAACCATATCTTTGCTAATCTGTACAGTAGAGGTATCGAATGGAGATGTGTTTAGCCAGTTTTTATCATCAAATCGGCTTAATGATTCTCGGCATAAAAAACAGCATTCCAGCATGCTCTCATCACTACTCTTAACTTCCATTACTAAGGTTTCATTCAGCCTCCCTTTATATCCATCAGACAGTTGGACTTTCACCTTGCAACCAGGCTTGATTGATCCTAATTCTTCTTCGCCTAGAGGGGGGATTGGCTTTGCAAAAGCAATTCGAACCATAATTACCTCCTTTTTCTGGTAGCAGAAAATTATCGCATAAGAGTTGCTGATTATTTGTGACATAAAGTGAGAACCATACAATGGCAAAACCGGACTGGGGCGAGCTTCAGCAACGGTACCTGTCCGATCATGCCGCAACCGGCGTATCACCGAAGGATTGGTGTAAAGCGCAGGGACTGAATTACGCTACTGCCCGCCGATACATCAAGAAATCCACTGCGCAAGCTGCGCAAAAACCTGCGCAGAAGAAATTGCGCATTGCGCAAAAGGAAAAGTGCGCAGAAGAGTTGGTGGATAGCAAACTGAGTCCAAAGGTAAAGCGCTTCATTGCCGAATACCTCAAGGACCAGAACGCTACGGCCGCCGCTGAGCGAGCAGGCTACAGCGACCCGAACTATGGCCGTCAGCTCCTGACGAATCCTAACGTTGCGCAGGCCATTGCGCAGCAACAAAAAGCATCCATTGTGCGCACGCTTGGCAGCGCTGATGAGGTGCTTGAGCAGATGTGGCGCCTGGCCACCTTCGATGCAAACCAGCTTTCTCAGTATCGCCGCGGGAGCTGCCGTTACTGCTGGGGCTTTGGTCACCAGTACCAATGGCGTGATGCCGTGGAGTACGAAGAGAAGCGACTCGAAGCGCTTGAGCGTAAACGTCGTGAGCCTCTCGATGTTGGTGGCTACGGTTACGACCACAACAGCGCGCCTAACCCTGAATGCCCACGCTGCAATGGTGATGGTATCGGTCAGCCATTCTTTGCGGATACGCGCAAGCTGACCCCTGATGCTGCGCTTGCCTATTCAGGTGTAAAGCTCGGTAAGAATGGTGTTGAGATAACCGCTATCAGTCGTGAGCGAATGTACGAGGCGGTGATGAAGCGCCTCGGCCTGGCTGATAGTGAATTCGCCCAGCGTCTGCAGCAGATAGAAATCGAGCGTCGGCAGCTGGAGATCGACAAACTCCGCAAAGAACTGGCCGCTGACCCGGAGGATGAGGAACCAACGCCAGTTGCAATCAATATCAACGTAGTCGATGCGCGAGTGAGGGAAGAGGATGGCGATAGCTCCGACGCTTAACATCCCTCAGGCCAAATTCCTTGCGATGCAGTACAAGTTTAAGGCTTACGTGGCCGGGTTTGGTTCTGGCAAGACATGGGTTGGTTGCGGCGGTATCTGCAAGGGGATGTGGGAACACCCTAAAATCAACCAGGGCTACTTTGCACCAACGTATCCGCAGATCCGCGACATCTTTTATCCCACGGTTGAAGAGGTGGCCTATGACTGGGGGCTGAATGTCAAAATCAATGAGGGAAACAAAGAGGTCCATTTCTACGCCGGGAAGCAGTTCCGTGGGACGACGATATGCCGCTCGATGGAAAAGCCACATACCATCGTTGGTTTCAAAATTGGTAATGCCCTGATAGATGAGCTCGACGTGATGCCCGCCAAAAAGGCGCAGTTAGCCTGGCGGAAAATCATTGCGCGTATGCGTTACAACGTGCCCGGTTTGCGTAACGGAATAGACGTCACCACGACGCCAGAAGGGTTTAAGTTTGTTTATCAACAGTTCGCAAAGGCTGTGCGCGATAAACCTTCGCTCTCAACGCTATACGGGCTGGTTCAGGCCTCAACCTTCGACAACGAAAAGAACCTGCCGGCAGACTATATTCCATCCCTGATGGAGTCTTATCCGCCGGAGTTGATTAAGGCTTATCTGCGCGGCCAGTTTACCAACCTGACCAGCGGGACTATTTACCATCAGTTTGACCGTCAGCTGAACAATTGCCAGGAGGAAGAGCAGCCCGGCGAACCTCTGTACATCGGTATGGACTTTAACGTCGGAAAAATGGCCGGAATTGTTCATGTGCTGCGCCTTGGGCTTCCCTGTGCAGTTACGGAAATCATTAAGGCTTACGACACACCGGACATTATTCGCATCATTAAAGAGCGGTTCTGGTTGTATGACGGCCATGACTACCGGAAGGTGCGGGAAATCTATATTTACCCGGACGCCTCCGGTGATTCTCGTAAATCAGCTCATGCCAGCACTACGGATATCGCCCAGCTCAAACAGGCTGGCTTCAATGTGATAGTGAACGATTCAAACCCGCCAGTAAAAGATCGTATTAATTCCATGAACGCCATGTTCTGCAATGGCAATGGTGAGCGTCGCTACAAAGTGAATATAAAGCGCTGTCCGGTCTACACGGAATCGCTCGAGCAGCAGGTATGGGGTGAAAACGGTGAACCTGACAAAAAAGCCGATAATGACCACCCTAACGACGCTGGCGGCTACTTCATCGTGAAACAGTTCCCAATTATCAAACCAACCGGGAAAGTCACCAAACTGCGGATGTAAAACCATGCCTGATATTTCAACACCCAACCTCGACTATAACGACATGGTTGAGGCCTGGGATATCAACGATGCGCTAATGGGCGGTACGCTTGAAATGCGCCGACAGGGTAAGTTGTATCTTCCGAAATGGCCCAACGAAGACCCTGACAGCTACAAAGAACGATTAGCAGCTGCAACCTTGCTGCCTGCCTATGAAGAAGCGATTAAACAGAACATTGGGCGCGTATTCGCTGAGCCTACGGTATTGAGCGAAAGCGCGCCGGAAGTTATCCGAAAGCTTTCTACCGACATCGATTTGGAAGGAAACCGCCTTGATGTCTGGGCGCAACAGTTTTTCAGTATCGGTTTCCAGTACGGCCTTGTTCATGCGCTGGTGGATTACCCGCGGGTGGATCCAGAATCTGTAAGGACAAAAGCAGATGAAAAAGCGATTGGAAGCCGGCCATACGTAACGATGCTAAATCCCCGTCAGGTGATCGGCTGGAAGTCGAAAGTTGAGGGTGGAAAGGTCATCCTTACTGATTTGCGTATTCGTGAAACCATCATTATTGACGGTGATGACTACGGGCAAACTAAGGTAGAACAGATCCGGCATATCATGCCTGGTAAGGTTGAAATCTATCGGCGTAACAGGGACGATAATGGTGAAGCACAATGGACGCTACACGAAGAATGGCAAACCAGCCGTAACGATATCACGCTAGTGACGCTCTACACGAAACGAACAGGATTTATGCGCGGATCTCCGCCGCTGCTTAACCTGGCTTTGCTGAATATCAAGCACTGGCAAAGTCAGAGTGAGCAGGACAACATCCTGCATGTTGCCCGTGTGCCGTTGCTGGTGGCTTATGGACTGGCAGAAGGTGAAACGTTAACGATCGGCTCATCAACAGCGACTCGTTTCGACAACCGCGAAAGGCAGGGTCTTGAATATGTCGAACATACCGGATCGGCCATTGAATCCGGTGAAACGTCGCTGGAAAAACTGGAAGATCAGATGCGGCAGGCCGGGGCAAAACTCTTACGTGCCGAGAACACCTCGACCAAATCTGTTGACCAGACCAATGAAGAGCGCATGCAGGAGAATTCGCCGCTGTACACGATGGCGAGTTCGCTGGAGGACGCGCTCGATAACATCCTGCAGATCATGGCGGAATGGCTCGGTGAAACTGAGGGCGGCAATGTCGATGTACGCACAGAACTGGATGTTTCTGCTCAGACGTTTGATGCCTCAGCTGCAACGGCTGTTCAGTCACTTCGGCAGGGTGGTGATATTCGCCAGATTGATGCGGTTCGCGTTCTTCAGGCGCTGAAATTCATCGACCCGGACGCGAAACCTGAAGAGGTGATCGACGAACTGAGGAACCAGCAGGTGACGCTTGTCGGCGGCCTGAATAATCCAGGTGGTTGAGATGGCGACGGCGAATGAAAAACTCAGTGACGAAAGCCTGGCTCATGCGATTTGGGTGAGTCAGTACAGCACCGGTGTCGCGAACAGGATGATAAAAATCCTGAATGACAGCGATGCAGAGCTTACGGCCAGGCTGCTGGTGGCGATGGATACCCTCGATGCGGAAAGTTTCACGGTGTCGAGGCTCGAATCTCTTCTGGTCAGCGTCAGGGCGTTAAATCGTGATGTGGTTCAGTCGATGAGCGAAAGGCTCGCCGGCGAGCTGCAAGAACTGGCGCAGCATGAGGCAGGATTTCAGCTAAGTCTCTTCCAGTTCGCGATCCCCGATGATGTGCTGGCGCTTCATCCGCTGGTGGGAATTTCACCGGACGCCGTTTATGCCGCGGCAATGGCCCGGCCTTTTCAGGGGCGGTTACTGAGCGAGTGGGCCAGTAGCCTTGAAGCCGACCGCATGACGCGCATCACCAATACCGTCAGGCAGGGCTTCCTGCTGGGCGATACAACGGAACAGATTGCGCGAAAAGTTCGCGGCCACGCTAACCGCGGCTACCAGGATGGCGCGCTGCAGATGAGCCGTACCAATGCTGGTAGCATTGCAAAAACAGCCGTAGGGCATCTTGCGGCGACGGCGAGGAAAAGTTTTGCGGATGCGAACGACGACCTTCTTAAGGGTAAGCAGTGGTTGTCCACTTTGGATAACCGGACATCGAAAGACTGTCGAATTCGCGACCGCCTCAAATACACTCTGGCAAACAAGCCGATCGGCCATAAGGTGCCATATCTGCAGGGACCAGGCAAAATTCACTGGTGTTGTCGAAGCGTCGAAACCTACATCCTGAAATCGTCTGATGAGCTCGGTATTGCTGTAGGACAAATATCCGATAGCTCGCGCGCCAGCATGAACGGGCAGGTGCCGGCGGATACCGATTATCACGGCTGGTTCTCGCGCCAGTCGTTCACGCGACAGTCCCAGATAGTTGGCGTAACGCGAGCCAGGTTGATTCGTGATGGCGGCATGTCTCCTGATGAATTCTACAACGACAGGGGCGAATGGCTGACGCTGGAGCAATTGCGGGAACGTGACGACCAGGCATTCAGTGACGCCGGACTTTAAACATGAAAATTCATTCAAAGGCTGCCTCCGGGCGGCCTTTTTTATTGCCGCGATCCGGATGGTTAGCGGTGCAACGGTCGGATGACCCTGAAAAGGTACCAACATGAAACTGAAGACAGTCGAAGTAAATGGCAAACACTATGCGGAAGTTGATGCAAACGGTCTGCCCGTCTACGTCCACGATGACGGACAGGAGATCGGCTTTGATGCCGTGCAGGCAGTAGGAAAAATTTCCTCACTGAATGGTGAGGCAAAATCTCATCGTGAAGCCAAAGAAGCTGCTGAAGCCAGCCTGGCTAAATTCGCCAAAATTGGCGATCCGGCGAAAGCGCTCGAAGCGCTGGAGATGATGACCAAAATCGACCAGAAAAAGCTGATCGACGCGGGTGCCGTTGACCAGGTGAAAGCGGATATCACCAAATCATTCCAGACTCAGCTTGAAGAGGCCACCCAACGGGCTACAACGCTCGAAGGTCAGCTCTATCAGGAAATGATCGGCGGCCGGTTCTCTGGCTCAAAATTCATCGCGGATAAAGTGGCAATCCCGGCCGATATGCTGCAAGCGCGCTTTGGTCAGTCCTTCAAAGTCGAGGACGGCAAAGTCGTTGCCTATGATGGCTCCGGCAACAAAATTTATTCCCGCTCTAAACCGGGCGAGCTGGCAGCCTTTGATGAGGCACTGGAGTTCCTGGTGGAGCAGTACCCACAGAAAGACCACATCCTTAAGGCCAGCGGCAATCAAGGAGGAGGCTCTCGCCAGTCTCAGCATTCACTCGGGCAGAAAACGATGAAACGCGATGCGTTTACCAGTCTGAGCCCGACAGATCAGCAATCAACTCTCAAAGACGGTATCACCATCGTCGATTAATTCTTTGCCAGCCGTCGGATGGCTGCTGGTGCCAGAGCTGGATAGCTCAACCAACCCTATATTTTAATCATCAAGGAATCCATACACATGGCTAATACGCTTACCGGGTTGATCCCGACTATCTTCACGGCTCTGGATACCGTATCTCGCGAACAGGTCGGTTTTATCCCGGCTGTATCGCGCAACGCGAAAGCTGATGCGGCCGCGAAGGACCAGACTGTTACTGCGCCGGTCGCGCCACCGGCAACCACTGTTGATATTACCCCGGGGGCTACTGCGCCAAATGACGGCAACCAGACGATCGGCGCCGTTGATGTCAAAATCACCAAATCCAAAATGGCCCCGGTCAAATGGAACGGTGAGGAACAACTGGCGCTGGGGCCCGCAGGGACATACAACACCATTCTTGCGGATCAGTTTAAGCAGGCTTTTCGCGCGCTGGCTAATGAGATGGATGCAGATCTCGCAGCTCTGTACTTCGCATCTTCTCGTGCTGTTGGTACGGCCGGCACAGCTCCTTTCGGTATTGCAGGTGATTTGTCTGATGCAGCAAATGCGCGTCAGGTTCTCTCTGACAACGGTTCGCCGACAACTGATCTGCAGATGGTTCTCGGTTCTTCGGCTATCGCTAACCTCCGCGGTAAACAGTCTGTTCTGTTCAAAGTAAACGAGTCCGGTACTGATGCGCTTCTGCGTGAAGGTATTGTGGGGCGACTGGAAGGTTTCAACATCCACGAATCCGCGCATGTTAAGAAACGCGCTGCATCCCCGGCCGCCGGATACCTGGTGAATGGTGCAAAAGCTGAAGGTGAAATCCTGATTGCGATTGATACCGGGACAGGTGCTTTTGCTGCCGGCGATATCGTGACTTTCGACGGGGACAACAATAACTACCTGGTTGCTGCGGCGACTGCCACGACCATTACTCTGGCTTCTCCGGGCTTACGTCAGGCGCTGGCCGATAATACCGCTATTACTGCTGGTGGCGCCTTCACCGCAAACATGGCGTTTGATCGTAATGCATTCCTGCTGGCATCCCGACTCCGGCAATGCCGCAGGGCGGCGATACCGCAGATGATGTGATGAACGTAACCGACCCGGTCTCGGGCATCACTTATCAGGTGGCGCTGTACCGTCAGTACCGCCAGGTGCGTTACGAAGTCGGCCTGTCATGGGGCGTAGCGGCAGTGAAAACTGAACATTCGGCTCTGCTGCTGGGTTAATTATCAGGGGCTTCGACCCCTTTTTTTAATGGAGGTCGTATGGCTGGATTAACAAAAGAGCAGCGCGCCCAACGAGCTGCTGAGCAAATTGCGCCTACACAGGCGGATAACAACGTACCCGTATCGACCACATCGCAGCTGGTGGTGATGGTTACCGATTTCCCGGCATTCCCCGGTGCGCCCAATACCGCCAACGTTCACCCTGATGAAGTGGAGAACTGGAAGGCGCACGGCTGGAAAGAAATGGAGTGATGCATGATCACCTTCATCACCGTTGAAGACGTCAATTCGATTCTCGGTGCCTCCTGGACGGATGAAAGCAAAAAAGCCAAATCTGTACTGATGGCTAATACCTGGATGAATGGACTTAACCTGAAACTGCCATGCAATAAGGCAACTCACGAAACCATTATTCCTGACGATGTGAAACAGGCCGGCGCCTATGCGGCGCTGTCGGCGGCAAATGGCGGGCTGTATCAGCAGAAAACTGATTCTGGGGTGTTACTGAGTAAGACGGTCGATGCTGACGATGTATCTGTTTCAAAGTCTTTTGCAGAGCTCGCCACCAACAGCACGGCGTTACTTGATTCCGACCTTCAGCTTGCGCTTGCCATGCTTAAGCCCTATGGCGTTAGTCAGTCGCAAGTGCGGCTGGTGAGGGGGTGACATGTCCGATTTGAAGGTGGTCCCATTTCAAAAGCCCAGCCATCACAACATCGATAACGACCAGGTTATTAGCCTACTGAAACAGGCTTTGGAGCGAGCCGAAAACGGCGGCTGCCACAGTGTCGCAGTGATACTGCTTGATGATGAGGGTAACTCGATTGATTGCTGGCATAGCGGCGGGCGCCCCTATGTGATGGTTGGTGCTATGGAGTCGCTTAAAACCGACTTTATCCATGCTCATATTGAGCGGCGGTAAGGGGGTAACATGCAAAATCCAGATGTGCATTATGCCAGTGACGGGCTCGGTCCTCGCGATGTGTTTGTGAATGGAAACCCGATCATACATGTCGTTTACGCAAACCGGGCAAAGGGCGTTGTTGAGTTTGCTCCGCTCCCGCTCAGGGTTAAACGCAACGGCGAAATCTATACCAGGAAACTGCGTGGTAACGTTCTGGTCCTTTTTACTGGCGGATATGTTTCTAACAATATCCCGCTTCAGCGTTTTGGTGAAAAAGGCATAGAGGAGGTAGACCGTGGGTATCCGCGACGAACTCCAAACTGAAGTCGCCGCGGCGTTCGATACCGACCTGCAGGATGCCGTAAAAGATTTCACCGGCAGTTACACCGTTCGTGGTGCCTGGGACCCGGTAACGGAAACCGGCAGCGAAACGCAGGTGACGTATTCAGGGCGCGGAGTGTTGGCCCGTTACAAACTCCGACGTATCGATGGCGTTAACATCCTGCATGGTGACCTGAAATTAACCGCCCTGGTTAACGAAGTAACCGATAAGCCAGCGGTTGGGCACTTTGTCACGGCGCCGGATCCGATAACTGGCGTACTTCAGCGTTATGAGGTCATCACTGCCGCTGCTGATTCTGCCGGTGCTGCGTTCTCCATCCAGTTACGGAGGGTGTGATATGGCTAAGGGATGGAGTATCGACCCGGCAGCATTCGCCGGGCTGGTGGCTGATGATGTGAGATTGCGCCAGCGAACCATCGCTACACAGCTGCTTAATGAAATCGTCCAGCGCTCACCTGTTGGCAACCCGGAGCTATGGGCTATCAACGCCACCGCGGTTCAGTACAACAAAGCGGTAGGTGAGTGGAACGAATCTCTTTATGCCGACCCCGCAAATCTGACCAAAACCGGGCGACTCAGGAAAAAAGTCCGTGTAAACGACAGTATGGATATCCGGCGCCCGGCGGAATATCGTGCGGGTACGTTCCGGGCATCCCACTTTGTCAGTATTGGCGAACCAGATCACTCAGTACCGTCTGAGCCAGACCCGCGTGGAACGATGACCTTTCTCAATGGCAAAAACATCATCAACCAGGCACCAGCCTATTCAGTGATTTACATCCAGTCGAACCTGCCTTACTCCGTGCCTCTGGAGAATGGTCACTCAACGCAAGCGCCGATAGGCGTCTATGCCATCTCGTTTAATGGTGTGATTCAGGCCTACAAATGACTCTCACAGAAATCAGAAACGCTGTCATTTCCCGAATGACGGCGCAGACCGCTATTGCTTCTGATGCGGTGGACTATCCCAACGGGCCTATATTTGATCCGAGTGGCCGCGATATCTGGGCACGCTTCACCAATATTTCAGGGCAGGCGGGAACCAACGAAATCGGGGCCGGGCCGGTAGTCCATCGAACCGGCGTCATCATCATTCAGCTATTTGTTCCGCTCTATACCGGCACGATTCTGATTACTCAAACCGCAGACCAGCTAACGCAGCACTTCGAATTCCAGAATGACGGACGACTGAGTTACTTCGCAGTATCGGTGGTCCCGGCGGGCGAGGCCGACGGCTGGTCGCAGCTTAATCTCCAAATTCCATATCGCGCTCTGTAGCGCACAATAACAGGAGGCTCCTGTGAGTTCAGGCGCAAAAGTAGTAACCGCGTTTATACGCGAAACCACTCCGGGTGTTACACCCACAACTGGGGCGTGGAATCTGTTAAGGCGTGCATCATATGGCCTTGCACCGACCCAGAATACCAACGATAACGATGAAATCGCCGGCAACCGAATGGCCCAGGGCGTATCGCGCGGCACGATTGATGTTGGCGGGGATGTCGGTACCAAATTTCGCTGGAACCAGCACGATTCTTTTCTGGCGAGCTGCTTTGGTGCGGAATGGGTAAACAACGTGCTGACGATGGGCAACGGGCGCATTTCGTTCTCCGTGGCTTCTTACGCTGAAGACGTGGGGATTGCGCAGATTGCCCGCGGATGCCAGGTATCCACGCTCCAGATTGAAATCCCGAATGATGGCGATATCACCGCCACGGTCACTTTTGCTGGACTGGACTGGGAAACGAAAGCGGACGATACAAGCTTTTTTACTGCGCCGGTCGATAATGCCGGGGCGCTCCGCTATTCGTTCAAAGAGGTAACAGCCCTTAGCCTGAATGGTGTTGCTGGTGGCAATGGTTTCTGTGTAGATACCTTCAACATCCAGTTCGATAACAACATGCAGACTCAGCGCTGTATCGGGACCGGTTCGGCGTTCGCCGGCGCTAACATTCCGACCACTTTCACGCCATCCGGGCAAATTACGCTGTCCTGGTCAAAAGCGGCCTGGGAAATCTATAAGAAGACGTTCACCGGTGAAACGGTGCCGTTCAGTTTCACCCTGGAGAATGCTGAAGGTGCCTATATCCTCGAATTCCCGGAAGTGCAGATTTCCGGCGACTGGCCCGACGCAGGCAGCACCGATATTGTACAGGTTCAGCTCGATATCACCGCGGCCAATACTCCGCCAACCATTACCCGCGTTCCTGCCACTACTGGCGGTGATGATTAACACTAACCCTCTTCGGAGGGTTTTTTCATGGAGTTTTTATGCTGATTGTTACCCCAAAAATTGATTTAGATGGCGAGCGCTGGTTTTTCCCTTACAAAAAGCCAGAAGACAGCAAAAAGGAATTTTCACCGGAAGAAGAATCCTTGTTTAAACTTCGCCTGCTGGTGGCCAGCAGCGAGAATTCACAATATCGCTCCCGTAACGCGCTGGTGCGCCGCCACATCGATAAGATGGACGCAGGATATAAGGTAGGGACCAAAGAATTTAATCTCGCCAGCGTGGGCGATATCGACTCTGTTGATGACCTGCTGATCGATAACGTCGCCCGGTTCCTGTTGAAAGGCTGGGAGGGTGTGGGCCAGCTGGTGGATGGCACAGAGGTTGCTCTCGACTATACACCAGAACTCGGGTCAGCCATGCTGAAACAGCACCCGGAGCTGTACTGGCTGATTCTGGCCGAGGCCGCAAACATTGCTCAGGGTAAAGAGCAGCAGACTCAGGAAACCGTAAAAAAGCCTTAGAGGCACAGGCGTGGCTAAAGGAGTTCGGGGGCGAACGGGGGGATAAGGCAAAGTGGCGGCGGGAGAAATTAAAC